ATAATATTTTTCATTTTCTATATTATCAAATCCCCAGAATATAGATATTGGAGTTGTTCCTCCTCCTTTAAATATTTCTTGTTTTGTTTCTGTAAAATATGTATTATCTATATATTTTAGATAGGAAGTATATAACCCTTTAACATCTATATATTTAGCTTCTCCAATAAGTACCTGGTCTGTAATATTACCAGTTGAATCTATTTGTTGTGATTCAGGATCAGCAGATTTAGTAACAATAAAGCTTTTAAAAAAATCCTCTAAAGTACCATTTAATGGTATAATAGCTGGAAGGGAAAATGGTGAATTATTAACTGTAAAATCCACTTTAGGTGTACTTAAAAATGAATTAGCTTTATCAGTTTCTATCTTTCTTAATTCTAAATCTATTTTAACAGATTCAGATAATGTTTCTCCTGTTGCTGTTATAGCTCGTGTACTTTCAGAAACGGCGAAACTATCACTTACATATCTTTTTCTCTCATTTTCTGTTATTTCATTTTTTGCATCTTCAAGTGCTTTTTTATCTTTAGCTGCTTTTACTTTATCAAAAATAAATATTTCAAAGAACTTAGAATCAAATAGAACTTTCTCATTAGTACTTGGATTAACCACAACACCTATATCACCACTTGTTTTAGGAAAATTTGGTAATAATTCTGTTTCACTAAATTTTGATAATCCTTTTCTATATGATGGATTATAATATGGACTTTTAAATCCTATATCTTCTTTAACTTGAAAACTTCTGATCCAGTTTCTTAAATAAGCATCAAAATCTAATATATTACTTCCTATACCATTGAAAACTTTAGTAATTTCATTATATGTTACATTAATTTTAATAGGTGATTTTTTATTAATTGATAAAAGATGATAAGTAAGATAAACCATATAATCAGCCATAGCATATTTTAGATAACTAACTGTTTTTAATGCTGATGTTATAGTTGTAATAATTTTTTTTAAATCATTTTTTGGAATACCTGGATAAGGATAATCATTATTATTTAATAAACAAACTTGAGTTATAATATTTGTAATCCAATCATTTCCTTTTAAAGCATGACTTTGTTTTGTTATAATAAAACCAATATTTTTATTATGGTAATCTTTAGGTAAAATATTTTTATTAATTCTAAAAATCTGTCCTGTAACAAATCCACTTATACCATCTAATGTTATTTCAAGTTCAAAAGGAATTAATGCTTTAAAGTCAATATTATCACCATTAATTTGATAATGAACTGATTTTAATAAACTGTTAGCATTAATAATTTCCTCTTCTTGAGGAACACGAGTTATTTTAAATGATATTGGCTTATTTTGCCATATATTTGTACCTAAAACTTTACGTTTAATATAATTAGATAATGATAAAATATTAATTGCTATTTTATAATAATAAGATACAGATCCTGGGTATGTTTTATCATAAATTGTTATAGATTTATCAGTATTTGTGGTGTCATATTGTATGTCTCCTATAATTCTATCTTTTAATCCTCTATTAAAAGCAGTTTGAGTAGAACTATAAATATCTCCAACATTATTATAACCAGATGAAGCAGCTCCAATACTTATCATTGTTGATTGTTCAGAAAATATTCGTGAGTTAATTTTTACATCACGGCAAATACTTTTTAAACCAATTAAATCAAAAATAAATTTATTATCTTTATCACCATTTTTATCTGTTTTACTTTCTAAATAGTGAGCATCAATAATTTGAACTATATTTCTATTAGTGTAAATAGTAAAATTATTAATACCTCCTAAAGCTAAATTAACATTTTCCATTATTGATGTTAGTAAATCAATAATAGATACACCATCACCTGTATTATACAATTGTCTATAAACATCTATAATTTTTTGAACAGATATACAAATATTACCTAAAACTCCTGTAAAGGAATTATTTTTATTAATAATATCAGGCAATTGAAGTGGTTTTTTATTTCTAACTTTATTAGACCAAACTGAGTAAACTTCTGGATCAAAGCCATTTATATCATCATCTGTTATAAATTTAGCTTTGTTATTGCGTATTAAACATGTTGTTGGATCTATTGATACTGTATCTTCACTTATTAAAAAAGGTGTTTTATATGGTAAAATAATATCAATTATATTATTTTTATTTTCATTTTTAAAAATAAAAAATGTATTTAAAATAGCTATAAAAGAATCTAATGTTATATATTCTATAGCTGAACCATTAGTACCACCATCAATTGGTCTAATATAAAATCCTCCATTATTATTAAATTGAATATCAAACTCATTTATAGGCTCAATATCACCAACTTCATCTGGATTATATCTTTTTAATTTCATACTCTTCACTCTTTTAATAATATCATCTCCAACTGATTTTATTGTTTCTCTAATTTTTTGTTGTTGAGCTTGATCTTGAGTTGGATCTGTCTTTATAATAGGAGTACCATCAGGATTAAATATTGTTGTATTAAATTGTCCTTGTTTAGCTGTTATTTCTGAGTCATTAATATAACCTATAAGATTTAAAAATATTTTTTCAAAATAACTAATTGATGGTTTTTGTTCAGCTTCATTTATTAATGTTGTAATTTGTTCATTTGTGTTACTACCAATAATTATATTTGGATTAGCGCTAGCTTTAATTGTTTCTAAAACTTCACCTCTAGATATTAATGTTGTTGAACATTCATAACCACCATTAGACATTAATTGCCATGAAAAGTTTTTAACATAACCTAACATAGCATCATAATTACCATAGTATTTTCCAACTAAAGTATCTATTCTATCATAAATGTTTTGTTCTGTTAATCCTTCTTCAAAAGCATTTATACCAGTAGAAAAATTTTCTATTGTTATATCATTATAATCTGGAGTTTCGTTAATGTTTCTACCTAATGGATGTTTTAAATACTGAGACCATCCCCATTCTAGTAAGCATGTATAACCTGGTCTCATGTAAAGAATTTCTAATTCTTCTAATTGATGTCTATCCCAAGCATAAAATCTGACAGTAGCCTCTCTTAAAGAACCATAAGCAGATATATTAATAATATTGGCTGATTCAATACCTGGCATTGGTCTAATACCATATAATCTATCTACTGTGTTCTTTTTAGGGTCAGCTGATATTTTATCTAATTCACTACCATAAACTGTTCCTGTTTTATTAATTCCAACTCCTGATCTTAAGTCTTTATTATTGAATAAAGTTCCTCCTTCTAAAACATATTTTTTAGCTAATTGATTACCTTTATATCTTCCATCATCAATCCATTCTCCATTTTTGAAAACTTTTGAGTCATAATTTACAAATGAAGATAATTTAATCCAAGCATTTTTACCAGCTACATAGCGTAAAAATTTATTGTCTCTAGGTGTTATACCAGCTTTATATATTGGATTACCTTTAGGATCTTTTTCTCTAGAATTTCCCCATTGTGAAACTACAGTTTCACGAGCTTTTAGTTGGGCAGCTATAATTGGGTTAAGTGTATTTTTAAATATAGACATAACACGTTTTAACTATTTAAATTTTCAAAATCAGTTAAAATTTGATTAATATTATTTGGTATTCTTAATTGAAAACCAAGTGTTGGATATAATGAATCATTAGGTAAATCTGGGTTAGCTATTTGTATAATCCACCATAATGTTGGGTCTCCATAAAATTGATATGCTAGATTATCTAATCTATCACCAAAAATAGTGCTTAAAAAAATATCATTTTCTGATAAAGGAATATCTGGATAACGTGTTGAAGCACGATATCTAGTAACTTTAGGATATTGGACAGTTGGTTGAGTCTGAATTATTAGATTATTATCATAGCGTTCCATGATAATAAATATTAAGCAGACAAGTATTTATTTTTAGATTCATTTGGTGTAATGAATGGAGTCTCATTAAATTTATCAGATTTTACTTTTCTAGGTAAGAAATCATGTATAGGTTTAAAGGATAAATTTACTTTAAAATGTTTAGGTACTTCATATTGGTCAGTATCTAAAGCTATCTCCCAATGATGATCTAATATTCCTGATAATTTAATATCAGTAAATATTCCTGGTTGCCTATATAAATAATCACCAACAGTTAAATAGCCTATATTACCTCTCATTTTATTAAAATTATTGTAATCAGGCGCAAATGCTGATAGCAGATAATTTAATTTTTGATATATTGGTTTCATTTCTTCTGGTGAATGGGCAAATATTGTAAAATCAACAGTTATATCTCTTGTGAATCCATTATAAACATAAAACTCTTCACCACGACCCATATAACGATAAGCATCCCATTTAGCATTCATATTATCATTAAAATCATTAATATAAGCTCTAAAAGCTAAAACATCAGTTTTTTGTGTGGATGAATCATTATCTAAAAATTCAATTCTAAATTTAATTATATCTTTGGCAAATTTTCCATCAACTTTATTCTTATAATTAGTTAATATTTCAGAGGATAATTTTTTATCATTATAATTTTGATAAAAAATACCATCATCCTTAATATCTATGACATTAATAGAGTCAACTTTATGGGTTGTTTTAATATTATTAGGACCAAATTTACTAGTTGATACACCTACTCTTGATTGAATATTATTTGTTTTGTAAAGAGGATGATTATAAATATCAAAATCAAAATTTGGTATTTGTATGGCTTCAGCCTCTGCTTCTAATTTATCAGCGTTAATATTTAATTGGTTAGATATTGGTGTTAATGTGGAGCTTATTTTACCAACAGCACCTCCACTTAATTTTTTAGCCATTTCACGATTAAAAAGTGCTTTGGATTTTAATTGTATAACTTCATTCTGTTGAGAAGATATAAAACCACTGCTAGTTATTGTTCTATACCCATCAATATAAGATGATATATCTTTATATGATAGTGTTGATTCAGTTGGATTATCAGTTTTTACACTAGTAGTATAAATTTGAGTTTTTCCTATACCATAAACTGAAGCAGCTCCACCACTATATTCTTGTAATAAAGTAGGTGTTGTGTTTCCTGGAGTTATTGTTTTTATTTTATTTAGGTATCCAATTAATCTATTTCTGTTTTTATCTTTTTTATCATTTTCTAAAACAATTTTTTCATAATTATAACCTTTAATGTTACTTAAACTATCACCTTCTAAAAATCCAACTCCTCCAACAGGTAAAATACCATGTCTAATAATATGACCACCTAAAGCATTTAAAGGAACTTGAGCTAATGTGTTTATACCTAAATTATATAATCTAGTATTATTATTACTTAATGTTATAAATTTTTCAGGTGTTTCTAATTTAGGATTTGAGCGTTGTAAACCAACTTGTTTAATTAAAAATAAAACACCTTTACCGCTAAAATAAAATTTACCTATACGAGCTGTGTCTTTAATTGATGCTAACCCAACATTTAAAACACCACCTCTAATAAGACCATCATCAAATGATTTAAATTGATTTAAATCTTTAGGTATTTCAGGTTTATTAGCAAATGGCCTATTATAATACTGAGCTAGGTTGCTAAAATTATTATCTAATGTTATAAATGGCATTAGTATCTACCTTCTTTAGGTCCTTTATCTTTATAAACATTACCAACAGGTAGTCCACTAGCATCTAATCTTGATGGTGATACAAAAGTTGTAAATCTACCTTTACCATATTTTCTACCAGTTAGTAAATCTTGAGATGATTTTAATATATTATTTTGAGATTTAGCTTGAATATCAGATGTAGTCATTTGTCCTACATTTTCAAATGATGGTTGGTTTTTACCTTGTAAACCTAATTGGCTAAAATCTAATCTTTTCTCAAGTGTGAATCCAGTACTTGTTGATGAAATAAATTGAGATTTAATTCCAGAATTAGATGATCCTAAAGTATTAACATATTGTTTAGGAGTAACGCCATTTAAATCTAAAGTAGATGGAGCAACTCTAGTTCTATTAGAAGAAGATCCATATATTCTTCCAGATTTTAAATCTTGAGAAGATACTAATTGATTATTTTTAGCTAAAGCTTGGATATTAGATGAAGCACGTTGTCCTTCATTTTCAAAAGTTGGACCTAATTGTCCTTTTAAACCTAATAAACCTGTTTTTAATTTTTCAAATAAAGCCATGATGTTTTGTTTTATATAAATATTATTAACTTGTAGCTAATTTACTATTAGCTGAAAACATATTTGTATTTGTATTTATTCTACCTATGTCTTCATTATTAATTGTTAATTTAAGATCACGAGTAGATAATTGTTCTAATAAATCTTGTGTTCTTTTCTCTTGTTCAATTCTAGCAGCTTTTTCAGCGTCTTCTTTTTCTCTAGTAGCTTTCATTTCACTTATTAATCCAAATATTCCACCTGCTAGAGCACCAATACCAGCTCCTATTGGTCCAAACATCATGCCTATACCTGCACCTGTAGCTGCTCCACCTAATGTTCCAACAGCTGTTCTAGCACCACCTGCTTCCATGCCTGATGCTACCATATTTAATCCCATACCAGCCATTCCTACTCCTAATCCTATACCCATGTTTCTCATAGCCATAGCTCCTTGAGCTTGTTGGGCAGCTAAAACTTGAGCATTTGATACATATCTACCATTGGCGCCAATATATCTTCCAGCGGCATTTTGAGTAATTCCCCCAGGTAAAGCACCTCCTGTAAATCCAAGTCCAGGTGTAAAACCTGTTCTACTTCCCATTCCTCCAATAGCTCCTTGCATACGAACAATCATTGGATTTAAATCAGTACCTTTAGGACCCATAAGTAATCCTCTACCAAAACCAACTAAACCTCTTATAGCTAATATTAAAGCAGGAGCAGCTAAAAGAACAGTTCCTAAAGCACTACCTAATCCACCACCAGTCATTTTTCCAAAAACACCAAATATACTTTCAGTAAATTTAAGTCCTTTTTCTAAAAGATTATATATTGTCTTCATTGGACCAGCAGCTATTCTGGCTAGTATATCTCTGATTTTTAAGAATGTATCTTTTTGTAATTCAGCTAAACTTCTTTGTTCAAGTTCTTGTCTAATACTATCTTCTACTTTAATTCCTTTTTCATTTGCCAAACGTAAAGCTTCAGTTGCTGATTTAGATATGTCAACTCCTAGCTTAGCTTCAAGATCTCTTTTACGGAGCATATCTCCCATCTCACTAACAGACATTCCAAATACATCAGCGTAAGCCTTTCTTTGAATAACATTCATTTTTTCAAACTGATGAATATTACCTACTTGAGTAGCTAACTCATTCATTAATTCAACTTGGTTACCTGATAAAGCAGCTGCTCTTGCTTTTTCTACATTTATAGCTTTACCAGTTAATAATTCTGCTTTTAATTCATTTTCAATTGATGTTTCAAAATTAAGTAATGATTCACCAATCTTATCTACTTGTTCTAATGTTAATCCTAATCTATCAGCTTGCATTACAGCAGCTGTCATAGCAGTGACATTACCTTTAAACTTAGTTAATATTTCACCACTAACTGAACTTACTTTTTGTAATATTTTTTGAGTACTTAATGTACCACCAAATTGTCTTTTTTGTTCATTAGATATTCTAACAACTGTGTTTAAAACATTTTCATTTGTTTGTCCTGTTTGTCTAGCTAAAGAAGCTATACTAGCATTTTGCTCAGCACTTATACCATAAAATGTAGATAATCTTTCGGCTGTGATGGCTTCTTTATCTGTAAAATCAACAGACATACCAAGAGCTTCATTTAATTTAGCTTTACCTGCTAATATTCTAGAGTCAGTTACAAAGGCATCTCTTTGATTAGCAGCATAAGCAGCTGCTCTTTGATATATAGCTTCAGATTGTTCTTTACTTATACCTAATTGCTTAGCTTGATCAACTATTCTTTGGTTAACACCACCATATAAATCAAAAAACTTTTTAATTAAAGCTATTTGAGCTGTTAATAATACTAAAGGATCAGTTAATTTTTTAGCTGCTAATCCAAATGTAGCTGATAATCCAGCTCCAAAAGCGGCAAATGTATTTTTAGTTTCAGCTGCTTTTTTATTTATAGCTTCTGTAACTTTTTCAGCGTCAACTAACTTACTAAGAAGAGGTAATTTAGCTATATCACCAAATATCTTACCTGATAAACCAGCTGCTTTTTCTATTTTTTTAGCTTCTATAGCTTGTTTTTCTAATTCAGCTCTTTGTTGTTTAGTGAAATCTAAAGAGTCAGCTTGTATTCTTAATTCTTCTTGACTTAATTGTACTCCTTTAGCTTGGAGTAATTCATATTTTCTTTTATTAAGAAGTTCTTGTCTATCTATATCAGCTATTTGTTTCTGAATGTCTTTAGACTTGATAGAGCCTATTCTTAACTTTTCTTCATTATCTAAGAAGTTTAAAGAGTTTTTAGCTAATGAATTATAACTTTTAGCTAAATCTTTAGCTAACGCAGCTGCTGCTGGTAAATCATCTTCAGATATTTCTTTATGAGATTTAGCAAACTTAGCCATGCTGGTGGCCATTGATTGGAATGCATCTTCCATTGCTAATGAAAGTTCTTCCATTCGTTCCAGCCTTCTTAACTCTTCAGGAGTTGGTGTTGTTGCCATTTATGCTAGTTTATACCGTGTATAAATATGAGAAGAGCACCTATTTTTTAGGCGCTCTTGCTTTAAATGCGAAATCTGGTATAGGTGGTCGATCTTTTAATTTTTTACCAGGTTGTGGTGTTTCTGTACCACTGTTTAGATTGAATTTTTTATTCATTTCTTCCTGTTGTTTTTCAATCATTTCACCTAATTTTTGTAAATAATAACGCCTATATCTTATAGGCATATTATATACTTCATCATGTGTGAATCCACCTTGGCTATGGTAACAAAGTAATAATACTTCGTCTAATACTATTTTTTTATAATCAGGCGTCAGGCCAAAAAAAGTTAATCCCAATTGGTAAATCAACGCCCTCCACTACGTCGCCGTTGGATTTAACAACATTAACTTTTAAATTAATATCTGGCATGATTTTATTGATATGTTCACGTAATGCTTTAACATCACGAGCTAACATATTTTCACAAAACTCTCTAACAGAAGCTGAATCAGTTTCTCCATTAACAGCTATAATAGTATGTTTTAAACGGGTTGTGATATCATATGAACTTTGAGCATTTACTTTTTCTAAACCTTTAATTTCTTTATCTATTTTTTGCTCATCACCATGAGTCAATAATTTAAATGTGACTACAACTTTAGAAAATGGTAATTGAAAATTAAATTCATTTTTACCTTTAGTATACAATGATTCATCAATTACTTTAGCATCAAGTACTGTTAAGTCAGCTGTAGCTCTTTCAGTTTTACCTGTGGTTGGATCTGTCCATAAAAAGTCATAATCTTTACCATAACCTAAAATACGAGCGGCAATTAAAATAGCGTTTTTATCACCATTAAGCAATTCATTATAATCAATTGGTGTAACAATCATTGATTGTAATAATTTATCAATAACTGTACCTTGACGAATAAAGTTAGCATTAGATAGAATATCTTCTTCCTTTGCTGTCATGTACTTCATTTCTATAACACCTTTAGATAACAGAGATGATTCTGGATAAATTAGGCCTTTAGATGGTAAATCAATTTGCTCAGTAGGAAACTTATGTTTTTGTTGCTCCATAACGTTTATTTTGTTTTATATATATAAATATACAAAGATAAAAAAAGCCATCCAAAAGGATAGCTCTTAATATTTGTATTATGTTTAAATTAATAATTCAAGATACAATAATCCATAGCAATTGTAGTAGTGATTGTAACATAAGCTTCTTGAGCCCAATCATATTCACCAAAGTTAGCTTCTTTACAATAAGCACCTTTAATAATCCATTCACCTACTACATCACCTACTGGTCCTAAAATATCTAAACGTAAGTCTTTTTTATAAAAATCAGAGTAACCATCACGACCAGTTACTGATTCATGAGCCAAACGAGCCCATTCCATTATAGCTTGAGCACCACTTGGAGTTACAGCATCATATAATTCTAAAGTCATATCATTCCATCTAACTTTACCTTTTACTTTACGGTAAACATTGATATGATCTAACACAATCTCACCAGCATTAAATGATGGAGTTGAAGCTTTTTTAACTAAATAAGATGGAATACCATCAATATAAACTAAAAAGCGATTCTGAACTTTTGGTTCAAACGCTGTGAACATTATTTCTGTAGGATCTAATACTGCCATTGTATTGTTATTTAATATAAATATTAATAATTGTTATTTCTGCGTAACTGGTTTAACTGTAAGTGGATTTTCTTTAGTTCCAGCAGTTGGTTTTTTATCCTTATCATCAAGATCTGATTGCATCTTGTTTAAGTAATTTAAAACCATTTTATAGTTTGGATTACTATCAAGTCCACTTAATTGAGAACCTTTTTTGCTTTGTAACCACTTAGCTATAGCTTCTAATACTCTAGAAAAATCTTTAACATTAGTAACAGCTGAGGCTAGCTTAGTTAATGACGAAGTCACACTGCTAACTGCACTGTCTGCTCCAGCGTCATCTTTAAATTCTTGTAATTTTTTGTTTTCCATTTTTTTACTTTATACTTTTATTAACTTCCAAATTCTACACCAGTTGGTAAGATATTGAAATCTAATAAGATAAATTCAGCTGTACGAGTTGGTTGTAAGAAAATTTGTCCTACTAATTGATTACGATCAATTACATCTGGAGTATTATTTGTTTCATCCATTACTACTTTAAAAGCAAATAAACCTTGACGTTGTTGTACACTTTCTAAATATGGAGTAACTTGAGATAAGAAACGGTTTCTTGTTACAGTTGTATTTTGTTCAAATATTAATGTTTTAGCTACATTACCAATA